GCTGCAGCTGTCAAGTCTTACCTCAGATCGCGAGAAGTGCAAATTTGGACGCAACGTCAAGTTTGCGATCACTACGTAGGTCGTCGGAGACAGAGATATGAAGTTGCTTTGGAGAGCTTGGTTCGTGAACCTCTTACTCCTGTAGACGCTAAGGTATCGGCATTCGTGAAGTCCGACAAACTCAACCCATGTGCCAAGGGGGTTGGTGCTTACCCACGAATGATACAATACAGGACACCGAGATACAATCTGGTGTTTGGGCAATACTTAAAACCGGTAGAGAAAGCTTGTTATGGAATCAAGGGTCCTAAGCGTGGTGTCGACAGAACTAGGATCATTACTAAGGGTCTTAATAAACATGCCATCGGTGATTTAGTTGATCAGAAGTGGAGGCAATTCAGACGTCCTGTTTGGATTGCGATCGACCAGTCTAAGATGGATGCCCATGTCTCCTCGGAGATATTGGACGTCGTAGATGGCATCTACAAGTCATGTTTTAAAGACGCGGAGCTGCAAAGAATCCTTTCCTGGAGGAGAATTAACAAAGGCCGCACAAGTCAGGGTGTGAAATATGTTGTTAGGGGTACTAGAATGTCTGGTGATTTGGACACAGCATTCGGTAATTGCTTAATTTCACTACTTCTGATTATGGTTCTCGTGCGACGCCTGAGGATTAGGAAGTGGGATGCAGTTCTTGATGGTGATGATGTAGGTTTGATTGTCGAAGAAGATGAGTTGCATAAACTTGATAGAGTAACAACCACGAACATTTTCCTTAGCATGGGCTTTGAAGTGGACTTGGGCGATCCAGTCTTTGATTTATACTCTGTTGTCTATTGCCAGTCTAGGTTTCTAAGAATAGGCTCAGAGTTGGTTATGGTTCAGGACTGGCGCAAGTTGTTATCAGGGGCTTTTGACTCACATCGGCATTGGCACTCCGTGCAAGGGGGCAAGCGTGTGGCTAAGTCAATTGCCGAATGCAATCTCGCGGCGTATGCAGATATACCCATCGTTGGACCTTACTTCAACGCTGTCTTTAAATTGTTTCATGAATTGAGGGGTGCCGATTTGAGCTCGACAGAGGTTGGGCTTCAGATGTTATTCAATTCTTATCGTATTGGGGCAATAGCTGAGAAGCGAGGTATAGGATACTGGGATAGAAACATTACGGCGCAATCACGTGAAGAATTCTCACGAGCCTTCGGGGTCACACCAGAAGAACAACTAGCCATAGAGGCCCGTATACCTACGGCATCATGCGTGGGTGGTTTTGAGTGGGTAGTAAGAGAAATGGGACAATTGGTTTTCGTTTCAAATCTCATGAAGGTGTTCAACTGTTCTTGTGATTCGCAGAAGGTCGTACATTTGTAGCTTTGGTTGCCGCATACAACCACGGCTGCTGGGTGGTAGCGATTCCTTGAGGTGGATTGGATTGTTCTAG